CAATACTTTATTGAAAACGGAATGTCTTTTAATACTATACCGCCGTTAACGTGGGTCATACCTAATTTTCCTGTGTATGTTGCGCCCGTGTGAAAATTATCCCACGTAACATATTGATAACACCTATCAGGCATACCCGCGCACGTGATTTTTAACACCCCGTCTATTTCTTCTATATAACTTTTCTGTCTTAAAAATCTCGCCCGTGTAAATGTGCTTTCGTGTTTCCACGCTCCCAACTTAACCGGGTCTATCTCCAACATATCGGGTATTTCAGTTCCTATAAGGTGCAAACTATCTGTATCAGCGTATACAAAACGGTCATAAACCTTTTGCGCCGAACTGATAGTTTTATACCTTGCCCATGCTGTTATAAAAGTTCCTACGGGTATGTATATAGGTTCCCTTGTTTCTTTCTCACCTAATTTATACTTAATCACGCCGTTATCATACCATGGTAGTTTAGATTGCACGTTTGGATTTAGTGCGAACTTACCATATAAAGCATTAAGCATAAGTTTAGCAAGCGTTCGCATAGCCTTGTTTCCGTTTAATGTGCTTTCCATTTTAACCTTATTCCACTTGTCTATATAGTCTTTAAATAAACCTATTGTTGACTTAAATTTCCAACCACTATGATATTCTATGTTATAAACATTGTAATGTTCCATAAATAATTCTAAATCAACATTAGTTAAACAGAGTGTTACGTCCTCACCGTCGCTACTTTCAAGGTATTGTGTAGGTATAAAAGAAAGATTGTTCTTTAACTGTATAGTCGGAATATACCCCGGCTTTAATTCAAATTGACAAGTAAACATTTGCACATATAAGTTATATATCTTATCCGGCTTGTATTTACCCTTAAAGAAAATTCCCTCACCATAAGGTAACGGTTGGTAATACATAACAGACGGGTAAAGGCTATTAACGTCTAATACAATACCCTCTGATAAGTCAAGTTCTTTAAATTTGGGGTTAAGGTATGTAAAACCGCCTTTGTATGATTGCCTTATGTCGCTGTCATAGTCGGGAATAGGAAACCACTTGTTAAAGTTCTTAGTCCCTACCGTTTGTTTATAATCGTATAGGGCGTTACTTCCTTGTGTCATTTTAGTTAAACCTTGTTCGAACAAAGTATTTAACGCCCTTGCTACTATATCAACGTCGTTTCTTAAATAATCTATTTCTTGTTTTGTTAGTTCGTGCCCTTTTTCTCTTGTTTCGTGATAGTCAATTTCAAGTTTGCTAATAGGCAAGTTAAAACCTTTAGCAATAGCGGCAACCGAAAAAGGTAATATCTTTAAGCTATCATATATTGTTAAAGATTCCCTTTCCTTTCCCCGGCGTTTAAAACATATTTCCATGCTATAAAATTGCCCTTTGTCGCTTATAAGTGTTGTAAACGTGTTGTCGGTTAAATCCCGTCTATCGACTACCAATTTAAACCCGTGTTCAAACAGCCAACATAATATAAATTCACCGTCAAACTTTAAGTTATGAAAATAGGTTGTAACTTTCTTTTCTTTTTTAGCCCATTCCATAAACCCGTCAATACTGTTTCCGTATTGAAAATTATCAGGGTTTCCAATTTCACATATACCATACGCCCATACACGACAATCGGCGGGGTCGGTAGTTGTTTCAAAATCTGCCGTATATAACATGACTACACCCCTATTATGCGTTATTATACATTCATGTTTTCAATATACCCGGTTAAATGTTCCATCATTGCTTCTATTTTAACGTCCATTTCCAACGGGTCATAGATAAAATCAATCTGTAAAATAGGGTCGTCATAATACATTTGTGTTAACTGTTCGGCGGGTATTTGTTCCGCTAATTCTTGTAGTTCCTTTCCTTTCTCACCGAAAGCGTTTTCTAAACCTTTCATAAAGTTTTCTTTGTAACGTTCGTATTTGTCCTGAAAGTAACTGTCACGGGCTTGTTTTTCAACGCTTTCTTTGAACTTCTCCCAATCGGATTTTTTAACCTTGTTAATGTCAACTTGTTTAGGTCTTAAATTATTTTCTCTGATTGTTCCCATAGTTCCTTTTTCCGTTGAAACATTAGCCCGTTTTCGTTCTGCCGCTCTACGGGCGTTAATTGCCCTTACTTTAATTTCAATTTCTTTCTTTTCGTATGCGGTTGTTTTTATGCCCTCCTTTGTAACTATGGGTTTTTCCGCACCTTTACGCATAAATCTTTCAATACTGTTTAATTCGTTTTTTAAATCTCTTCTTGTCTTTACTTGCTCCCGTATTTCTTTAGTTGAAATTTTAGCAGGTAAAAATTCTTCTAATTCGGGAACCTGTTTTAATAACCGTGTGCGTTTAGCGTTGAATTTACGAACCGCTTTAGCTAATTCTTTTTCGTCACTTTCCCGCCACTTAATATTATATCTTTTTTGCATAGGTAAGTGTCCCCCTTGCGAATGATTAGAAAGCCCCTTGTTTCTACTTTAGAATATAGAACAATGTCGGCTAACAATTTAATGTTAATGTTAAACCCGAAACGTTTACTTAATGAATACTTGATTAGTTCCCGGTTCTCTGTTAACTTTTCCATGAACTTTTCAAGATGGTTCTTTGATGAAAAACAAAACGTTGTTTCATCAATAGTAACCGTATACGGGGAAAGTTCTAATTTATATACAATCCCGTTTCGTGTCATCATATTAAAAATAAGGCGGGCGGTTAATGATAACCGCCCGTTCTCCTTTCTTATTTAAAATCAACGTCGAAAGTTAAAAGTTTGCGGTCGCCTTTAGTAATCTGCTTAACAACAAGCGGCAACGGGGTTTTCCATGACGGTGCGCCGAATACCTGAATGATTTTTTTAATCGCACTGTATACGCCTAAAGAAACAGCCTGATAACCTACGCCTTTGTCGTCGATAATAACGATACGTGGGCAAACCTGAACTTCTCCCGTCTGCTGATTGACGCAGTTAACAACCTCACAGAACAGGTCTTTAGCGTTAATTGTCATATTGATACAATCTCCTACCCGCTTTTCCGGGTTGTTCATTGCCTTAAACAGCATAGCCTTTTCCGCCGGAGTGGTTGCAATCAGAGAACAGAAAGTCGTCTGTCTACTTGTAAGGTCGGCGATAAAGTGGTTGTTATCGTCCATGCTAACAGGTGCAACCGCTGTGCTTTCGTTGGCGGTGTATTCCTCATTAGTGAAAGGGGTGTTGTTCTCTGCTACCGGGTTAAATTCGTTCTTTTTCATATTGTTTCTCACTTTCTCCCCGTCGAGCCGTTAGGACAGCTAATCTTAATTAAAATTTTTACTTGCTTGCCGCTTCCTTGTCTTTCCGTTTCTGCTGACTTGCCGGACGTTCTACCGGGGTGCTGTACTTCATAAAGGTTTCAAAGTCCATTCCTCTGACTTCTTCCTTAACGTCGATTCCTAAAACTACGACGGACGGTTCCGCTTTGTATGTTGCTTTTGCTAACTTTGTAGCCTTGTCGTCCTTAACTGCTGACGTTCCCACGTGAACAATCGGGGCTAACTCCTTTGTTTCTACCTTGCCGCCGACAACCTTAACCGCCGCAACCTTAATTGTGCTTGTAATAACGCTTCTTGAAAAATCCGCTCTTGCCATTGTCTTTTCTCCTTTTCTTTAACTAACTGTTTTAGTGTTATTCTTAACCCGGTCAACCTCCTTTTTTAACCTATAATTAGTATAGCATAAGTCCGGAGAAAATGCAAGCGTTTATTTCGATTTTCTGCAAAAATATTTCATTCTTTTAAGGGATATGTTATACTATATAATAAAGTAATGAAAGGAGGTCAGGCAATGGACGTTAGCGCTTTAATTCAGCTTATAGGTAGTTTGGGTTTCCCTATTGTGGATTGTGGGGCGTTGTTTTGGCGCATGGTTAAAAGCGACGAACAGCACGTAGAGGAAATGAACAAAATGAGCGAAGCACTTAACAATAATACAAGTGCGTTAGTAAAGCTAACGGAAAAGTTAGAAAAGGAGGGTTAAGCATGACAGTTACCGCTATTAACTTGCCTGATACTATATCTGTGGCGTTACTTGTGATTGCGGGGGAGTTCGGAAACGGCGACGAACGCAAACAGAAGTTAACGAAAGCCGGGTACAATCCCGCTACGGTTCAGGCTTGCGTTAATGAACTGTTACCTATTTTAAACAAGTACGGAGGTTAACACATGGCAAGTATTCAGACAGCCTATGAGTGGGCTATTGAAAAGTGTAACGCTCCAAACATTGGTTATAGTCAGGCGAATCGCATGGAAAAGACTGTTAACGGCATTACATATTATGATTGTTCATCATTTATATGGTTTGCGTTAAAGGCGGGAGGGTTCGACGTGGTTAAGGCTAATGGGGGTTCAACGTGGGCTTTCACAACCGGAACTATGGCTAATGCTTTACGCTTGTTAGGATTTATCAAAATGGGGACGGCTCAACCGTGGAAACCCGGCGACGTGTTAATACGAACAGGCCATACAGAAATGGCGTTTGACAGTAACCACACAATGGGCGCACATTCAAGCAAGGTTCCGCTTGAACAGCAAGTTTCTATTAACTCTAACCCGTCCAGTGCGTCAAGTTGGCTTGAATTGTGGAGGTATGGCGGCGGTGCTAAAACAAATTGGATTAAGGGCAACCGTTATTTATCCACCGGGGAAATGCAGAACAACGCACAAATTATTTTTAACACGTTGCTTTTAAAGGGTTGGACTAAAAACGCTATTGCGGGTATGTTGGGGAATATGCAGAAAGAAAGCACAATTAACCCCGGAATATGGCAGAATCTAAACCCTAACCCGTCGTTAGGTTGGGGGTTGGTACAGTGGACACCCTCTACAAACTTTACCGATTGGGCGGCGGTGAATGGCTACGCAAACGACGACGGCGACGCACAGTTAATATGGATTGATACGGTTACCGCAAGTGTTGGACAGTGGATTCCTACAACCCAATACCCGGAAACGTTCGGGGAATTTAAGGTTAGCACACAAACGCCGGAGTATTTAGCCGATTGTTTTTTAAAGAACTTTGAACGCCCTAAAGAAATCGACCAACCCGACCGCCAACGGTACGCCCGTTATTGGTTTGATTGGTGGGAGGGTTCACCCGTACCACCGCCGAACCCGAACCCTGAACCCGATTGGAAACGGTCTATGCCTATTTGGTTTGCATTAAAGAAATACTAATGTTTCACGTGAAACATAAAAAGGAGTGTTAAACATGGCAGTAAGAACACGTGACGAAATTTTAGCCGCTATTCGTTCCCGATTAGGTGACGACACAAGCGACGACGCATTAACAATTATCGAAGATATTGACGACACTTTCAAAGACTACGAAACCCGCACCGGGGAAGATTGGAAAAGTAAGTATGACGAATTAGACGCACAGTGGCGCAAGCGTTACCGTGACCGATTTTTTCAGAAAGCCGACAATGGGGAGACAACCCCGGACGACGTAAAGGACGACAACGAAGAAGATTTAAAGGAAGAAAGCGAAGTTAAAGAATTTGACGAGCTTTTCACAGAAAAGGAGGATAACAGTGGCTACTAAACCTAAAAACGTTGAATTAACCGCAAGTTCGGTTGAAATTCTTAACAGCATTAGAAACAGTGCAACGCCGTATTATAAGCAGATGATTCCAACCGCTAAAGCTAATACGAGCAGTATTAGACAGATTGGTAACATAATGATGGAATACGAGCCGTTACAGAATGAGTTTTTATCTGCTCTGTATAACCGTATCGGGCGTGTTATTATTACAAGTAAAATGTATTATAACCCGTGGGCGCCTTTCAAAAAAGGGTTGATGGAATTAGGCGAAACCGTCGAAGAGGTATTCGTTAACATTGCAAAGGCGCACACATATAACCCGGAGAAAGCCGAAACGGAATTTATGAAACGTGAGATTCCCGACGTTCGGGCGGCGTTCCATACTATGAACTATCAGAAGTTCTACAAGGCTACAATCAGTAACGACCAGTTAAGACAGGCGTTCCTTTCATGGCAGGGCATTACCGACCTTATTGCTAAAATCGTTGACGCAATGTATACCGCACATAACTATGATGAATTTCAGGTAACAAAGTATATGTTAGCCCGAAACATTCTTAACGGTTATTTGTACCCGGTTACCGTGCCGCAGATTAGCAAGGAAAACGTAGAGGACATCGTTACAGAGGTTAAGGCGGCAAGCAACAACCTTGTCTATATGTCAACTGATTATAACCTTGCGGGCGTTAGCACTTTCACCGATAAGAAAGACCAGTTTATTATTACTACCGCCCGTTTTGACGCAATCATGGACGTTAACGTTTTAGCGGCGGCGTTCAATATGGATAAAGCGGAGTTCATGGGCAACCGTGTTCAGATTGATGGTTTCGACAAAATCGACGACGCACGTATGACACAGCTTTTTGCCGACGACCCTAACGCCGGATATGTCCCATTAACTTCCGAAGAAAAAGCCGCACTTGCACAGGTTCCGGCTATTATCGTAGACCGTGACTATTTTATGATTTTCGACAATCTGTATAAGTTTACAGAGGACTACAACGGTGAGGGGTTATATTGGCAGTATTGGTATCACGCCTGGAAAACATTTTCAACTTCTCCATTTGCTAACGCTGAAATTTTCGTGCCGGGTACACCGTCAATTACAAGCGTTACCGTTTCCCCTGCTACTGCAACCGTTAATAAAGGTAATATGTTACAGCTTAACGCCGTTGTTGTTGCTGAAAGTTTCGCCCCTAAATCGGTTGTCTGGTCTGTAAACAGTGACTTGTCAACAATAAGCCAGACGGGACTGTTAACAGTGGGTGCAGAAGAAACATCAGAAACCCTTACCGTTACAGCTACAAGCACGTTTGACGGAACTAAAACCGGAACGGCAACTATTACAGTCCCAAACGTTTAAGGCTGTCAATTCAAAAAGCAGAATTGACAAAAGGACACTTAATCTTGGAATATAACAATGATGATAACACAACAATAGACCATTTTGAAATTGAAAACGGTCATTTATATGCTTTTTATTTAAGGAGTGAAAATATGGCTAAAGTTGATTTAGGGAAAGTAGTTGGAGCGCAAGGAAAACAAGGCGAGCAAGGCGTACCAGGGAAAAACGGTAAAGATGGCATTTCACCAACATTCAGCATTGAAAGTGACGGTCATTTATATGCTGATTATGACAACCCTTATAATCCCAATGAGTAAGATTGATTTAGGACAATGCGCTGTCTTACCGTGGTCAAATATGTATGAACTGTTTAACTATCCGGCTACTTCTGAAATAGAAGTAGCCGGAGGTTATAAAGTTTATAACAATAAAGTTTATATTCTAGTAAGCGCAAAATTTAAAGCTAATACCTCATTAACATTTCCTAAACCGTCACAACCAATAGAAATTTTATTGTATAGAAACGGAAATACTGAAAGCATTATGTTTAACGGTGAGATAAGCGGCAATGAAAACGACTTAATAAGAACGGGGGGCGTGTATGTATATAGCACCTAACACAACAATAAGAATGTTAAAAGATGTTCCGTTAGACAACACGTATAGAAATACTATATATTTTGCCTACGTTGAAAATCAAACGTCTTATTTTTCAGGAAAAACAAAATACACGTTTGCGGCACAATCTTATCAACGGGTGCAAAAGGGAACGTTAAGAATAGGGCGAAAAGCTGACGATTTATACGATTGCAACTATCTTATGTTCCAAAACACAGCATACGGAAACAAGTGGTTTTATGCGTTTGTAACGGGTGTTGAATATGTCAATAACGAAACGTCCGAGGTAAGTTTTGAAATAGACGTTATGCAAACGTGGCACTTTGATTATACCGTCAATATGTCTTTCGTTGAGCGCGAAATGAGCGTTACTGATAATATAGGCGATAATCTTGTACCTGAAAATCTGGAAATAGGCGATTATATTTATCAGGATTTAGGGTTAACAAGTTTATTCAATCTTTATCAGATTGTAATAGCGGCAACCTTTGACGAAAACATGGACGACGCAACCGGGGGTATGTACGGCGGCGGGTTTTCCGGTCTGCATTACAATGTATTTTCATCATGGCAAAGTGCCGCTAGTTTTATAGCAGACGCAACCGAACAGAACAAGGCAGACGGGATTGTTTCTATATTCATGTTACCTATTGCGTTTACCGCTGATTATCAATCTTCCATGCCGGAAGTATTTGACATTGAAAGGGATAAACACTTGTCAGATATTGACGGCTACAAACCGAAGAACAACAAATTATTCACTTACCCTTATAATTTGCTTTATGTTACAAACAATGAGGGTAATGTGGCTAACTACGCTTTTGAGTATTTCAGCACGGATAAATGCAACTTTAATGTTTCCGGGGCTATGTGTTGCACACCTGAATGTATGCTTGTTCCGCTTAACTACAAAGGCGTTGCAAAGAATTACAACGAAAAGTTAACAATAGGGAATTTCCCCCAATGCGCCTACACTGTTGATACGTTTAAAGCGTGGGTTGCACAGAATCAAAATCAGTTAGCATTAAACGCAATAAACGCAATCGGGACAACGGTGCCGGGTGCGGCGGCTATGTATGTAAGCGGTGGAATGTTAGGGGCGGGAATGACCTTAAACGGTATTCAGCAGATAGGTAGTCTTGTCGCAAGTGTAAGCGATAAAAGCACATTGCCGCCACACGCAAGGGGCGGCGGTGGTTCCATTATTAACATGGCTAATCAAATAAAGGGCTTTCAATTTTACTATGCCCATATTCGGGCAGAGTTCGCCCGCATTATTGACGACTATTTCAACGCTTACGGGTACGCAACGCACAGGGTTAAAATACCTAACCGGGTTATCCGACCACATTGGAACTATGTTAAAACTGTCAATGTTTCATTAACGGGTTCTGTTCCGGCTGATGATATGGCGAAGTTAAGACAAATTTATGACAACGGTGTGACGTTTTGGCGCAACGGCGACGAGGTCGGGAACTATGCTTTAGACAATAGACCAAATGCATAGAAAGGAGGTTAAAGCATGGGAAAGGGCAAGCGTGAAAAATGGGAAAGCGCATTGTTAAACAACCGCACATATTTACAGTATTATAACCGATTGTTAGAACTTGCAATAAATATGTACGAATGGAAGAATTTACCCGATACCGTGGACGAACGTTTTTTAGAATTAACGTTATTTTCCGACGGTATGGCGGTTTTCTTTCGGGACGACGGCGGGTTAGGTTATTTGTGTTTACAATGTATGATAGGCGGCGAACTTGACGTTTATAGAATCCCGATTGACCGCACAGCATACGCAACAAACGGTTATCAAATGCGCCTTGACAATCAGAACAGTGTTATCATATTCAACAACTACACACATACTAACAGTATGCTTGACGTTGAAATGTACGCCCGTAGATTGTACGAAATTGAACGAACAATAGACGTTAACGTTAAGGCGCAGAAAACGCCGGTTCTAATCAGGGCAACCGAAAACCAACGGTTAACCATGAAAAACCTTTATATGCAGTATGACGGAAACGAACCCTTTATTTTTGGGGACAAACAGCTTGACATGGACGGCATAAAGGTTTTAAAAACTGATGCTCCCTATGTTGCCGACAAGTTAAACATACTTAAAAGGCAAATATGGAACGAAGCGTTGACCTATTTAGGGATTGAAAACAGTAATACAGAGAAACGGGAACGACTTGTTAGTGACGAAATAACAAGCAATTTAGGCGGTGTAGCCGCACAGCGTTTTTGTCGATTAAACGCAAGACGTAAAGCCGCCGAACAGATTAACAAAATGTTCGGTTTGGATATTCAAGTTGACTTTAGGGAAGAAGTTAAAACAATGTTTCAGGATAACAACGAGGACGACACGGAGGAAAAGGAGGTTACGGATTATGAGTAAGTACACAACACAAGTACGCTTTATTTGTGAAACCGCCGCCGGGTTGAGTGAATCAGAGGGGCAAACGTCTGTTAAACAGATTATTGCCGCAGCTATCCCGTCCGTGTTTGATTTTGATTTTCCTATCTTTGACGAAAGTTATAGAGCCGTTCTCGAAACAAAAATACTCAAACACTATTATACCCGTGAAATTGGTTTAGAAACGGTAGGTTTATGGAAGTTAAAGTTAGACACAAAACTAAATGAAATTATGCCGTTTTATAATCAGCTTTACAAGTCCGAGTTAATAGAGTTTAACCCTATGTATGACGTTGATTTAACCCGTGACCACACCTTGAACCGTTCGGAACAGACCGAACAGACAGGAACCGAAACCGCAGACGCTACCAAAAACGGAACCGTAGACACCACAACAAGTGGAACAAAAACGGGAACCGCAGACACGAAAGAAAGCGGCAACAAAGACGGAACAAGCCGGGAAAGCATTGACGTTTCAGAAAATCAGGAAACAGAACAGAACAGCAAAAGCGACACAGATATTAAGAATACCACGGGTAGCACTTCCGAGGAAACCGCAACGGGGACTAAAACACATTACGACAAGTATAGCGACACCCCACAAGGTTCGTTACAGAACGTACAGAATGACACATATTTAACTAATGCCCGCATGATTAACGACAACGACACACAGACGGGAAAAACAACCGTTTCAGGTGAGGACACAAGTACAGGTTCCACCACCGCAGACACGTTAACCACTACGGACACCGCAAGCGAAACCACCCGCACAGGTAGCACCACCGAAGAAACGAGCGCAACGCAGAACGTTAAAACTAACGAAGATACAAGCGGAACGCAAAACACAACGAGCGCAGACACGGAGAAACGAAACGCTACGCAGACAGCTAACAAGGAACTTACTTCATTAGACGCCTATTTAGAACACGTTAAGGGCAAAAACGGCGGCGTTTCTTACTCTGCTATGTTGAACGAGTTTAGAACAACGTTTCTAAATATTGATATGCAAGTTATCAATGAATTAAGTGACTTATTTATGAATTTATGGTAAGGAGGTTATAACATGATAGGTAATTTCACAGAGGTTAAACCGTTGCGGTATTGGGTACAACACATTTTACCGCTTGTGTATGATGATTCTTTATCATACATGGAGTTATTAGGCAAGGTAGTTAACACACTTAACGAAGTTGTTAAGAACAATAACTTGTTGCCTGATTATATTATGGAACTTATCAAAGAATATATTTCAAGCGGAGAAATTGAAAAAGTGTTAGCGGAGGTTTTGTCTAACTATATGCTTAACGTTAAGTTCCCGCCCGCCGGATTGAAACCCGCAACGGGTGACGGTTCAGCCGACGACACCGAAGCTATACAAGGTTGTATTGACTACGCTTATAACAACGGCGGTATGTCTGTATACTTCCCGTCGGGTTCCTACCTGACACAGCCGTTAACATTGCGTGATAAAGCTACATTGTTCGGTCAGGATAGATACACAACACGCCTTGTAATGAAAGGCGGCGCAACAACGGCAATGTTTACAGGTGACGTTGACGAACTTACATTAACGGGGTTAGGTTTTGACGGTAACATGGATATTCAGGTTAACAACGTTAACTTGTTTACTATTTCCGTTAACTCTGCTATCATTACTAACTGTTTGTTAACCGACGGCTACAACCTTTTAAACATTACCGTTAACGACGACTTACAGCTAAATGACGTTATTTTCAAACACGCCGTAGAAAATGCCCTTGTTTTAAAGGGTGCGGGAACCGTACAGGGAAACAACCTTATCTTTAAAAGTGTTTCAACGCTTGTAGGTAAGAACTTTGTTGTTATGGACGTGTCGAAGTCCATTCTTGAACAACTTAAATGTTACGGCGCAAGCCCTAACGCCGTGTTAATTAACGGTAGTAACAACGTTGTTAAAATGTGGAACGAACAGAGTTTAAAGGCATACACTGACAACGGTGCTAATAATACGGTTGAGGTTTACACACAATCAGAACAGAAAAAATTAACAGGTTTCAAAACAACCAACGTTAGCGGCGACCTTACCGAAACCGTAGGCGGCAACGTTACGGAAACTATCACGGGTAACAAGGGTGTAACAGCGCATGACATTACAGAAACGGCGAACGGAGTGAGAACGGAAAACACGACCGGAAACCGGAACGAAACGACCGGGGGAAACCTTATTGAAAAGACAGAGGGCAACGCAACCGAAACCGTAACAGGTGATAAGGTTGTAAGTTCACAGAACTATAACGAAACCGTAAGGGCTGATAAGGTTACTACTGCCAACAAGTCAACCGAAACCGTGACGACTGAAAAGAACTTTAACGCTAATGTTTCACGTGAAACGTTAGGTACAAAAACCGTAAATGTTAAGGGTGTTAGTACGGAAAATTCAGGTTCTAAAAACGAAACGATTACGGGCGACAAAGTTGTAAAGGCAGCTAACAGCACGGAAACCGTTGACGGTGATAAAACTGTAAACGCCGGGGATATTTCCAATACCGCCGTAACCATTACAAACCACGCTACACAGGACTTAACAGAACAGGTTGACGGCGTTAGAACTGTTAATGTTAAGGGTTCTAATAATGAAACCACGGGTGCAAGAACTGAAAACATTAACGGTAACAAGTCCGAGCATGTGACGGGCGTTTCAAGTGAAACAGTTGACGGAAACAAAACGGAAACTTACGCGGGGTTAGATACGACGGCAACCAACGGAGAAACACACCGGGGCGACCAATTCAGGGTATTAACAAATAAGGCTATGCAATATAGTAAGCCTATGAACAATGATAATTTTAACCCTTATTTTTCTTATATTCCTATGGTTGATACCGATGGTAATAATTACAATATTTTAGTTAATTCAAAAAAAACAAACGACTTATTACCGTTTATAAGTGTAAAGTCTTACGGTGCTAAGGGCGACGGCGTAACAGACGACACTAACGCGATTAAATCAGCATTAAATGACTTAGTTCCTGCTGTAGGTGGCACTATTTATTTCCCCACTGGTACGTATATCATTTCTGAAACTATTCTTATTGGTGGAAATGTAACTATTTATGGTGACGGTGTTTTTAATAGTTTAATAAAATTAGCTGATAATTCCAATTGTAACAAATGATGAAAATACAATTATGTATTACATTAAAATTCATGATATTGGACTAGATGGAAACGCCCAAAATAATACATCAGGTTCAGGTATATTGCTACATAATGCTAGTGATTCTCAAATCTATAATGTTAGAATTGCTAATTTTAAAGATGACGGTATACATTTTACTGCTAATAATTATTCATTAGCACCTATGATTTATAACTGTTTTATTAGGGGTGAAAATGATTATACAACTGGTAGCGGAATTTTTATTGATGGGGCGGTCACGGACGTATTTATTAATAACGTTGATATTGGTTGGTGCGGTACAGCGGGTATAAATCTTAGTGCTTCTAATGGTTCATCTATTATAAACGTTATGTGTTGGCAATGCGGCGTAGGATTAAAATTTTATTCTTGCCAAAGATTAAGAGTTGTTAATTGCCTTGCTGATTACTCTAAAACGTGGGGGTGGACACTACAAAAATGTTATTTATTTACAATTTCAAATTCACATTCTAAAGATTCGTCACAAAATGCTACTTCGTTTTACCCTGAATTTTATATAGAAAATTCTACTTTTATTTTGGTAGATAATTGTGTAGCTATTTCAAATGGTAAATCTAAATACGGTTTAGAATGTAATGGAACAACAAATTATATCAAAATTAGTAATTCTGATTTTAGCAATAATTCAAAAGATGTTTATCTTTTAGGAAATAATAGTTGTATAGATAATGCCACGCTTAACATATGTGATAAAAACGCTAATATTGATGTAACAGGTAAAACAGAAATTGAATTAAATCTAAATGAATATTCTTGTAACATTATTAACGTTTATGGAACATCAGAAGGCGGAATTAACATTATATTACCTAAAATAAATAAAATATGGCTTATTGTTAATGCAACTTCAAATAATCTTATAGTTAGTGATATTGAAAAAAATAACCCTGTAACAATCACTGCTAACAGTAATAAAACTGTTTATTATTTAAACAATATGATTAACTTAGCTAATTAAATAAGGAGATTAAATAATGGAAGATATGTATAACAATTATCGTATGATTGAGTAAATTAAGGAAAGAGCGGTTAACCGTGGTGCAGGCGTAACAGAGTTTGAAAGCTACGACCGTGTAGCCAAAATCGAACGCCGTAGTGGTGTTGAGGACTACGCCGCCGGGTTTAGTGATTATCACGGGTAATTAAAATAATGCTTGACATTAACCACCTTTCATGATATACTTAATGTATCAAAGGAAAGGTGGTTAACATTATGAAAGAAAATTTATTTGAGGAATTAAAAAGAAAAGCACAGTACGCATTAAACAGTTTAAGCCGTGATTTAGTTTATGAAACTTACGGAATGGCTAAAATGGCAGTTAATCTTAACGCTATAACATATGATGAATTTATGGTATTAAA